CCACCCACGGGTACGTCACACCGCAGCATGTTGCGTTGATGATGGACTGGGTGAAGACAGCGCGGCTGCTCAACGACATCCGCCATGATGATTCATGGATCGACAAGTGTGGGTACAGCGCCTTGGGCGGAGAGTTTACCGAGCGGGAGAAGACAATCTCAAAGCGGCTGGATAAGATACTGGGCAAGTCTAATGACAAGTAACTTATTTGGCAGCGACCTCCATCACCAGTTCAAGGGAGAGATGGACATGATTGATTCGGACTGGAACATACCGCCTGAGTTTCCTGACCTGACAGGGTACAAAGAAGTGGCCGTGGACCTCGAGACCAAGGACCCCAACATCAAGAACCTAGGGCCAGGATGGGCTCGTAAAGACGGACATATCATCGGGATTGCTGTGGCAGCGGGAGAGTACAAGGGCTACTTCCCAATGCGACACGAGAACGGTCACAACCTTGACCCGAGGATGACACTCAAGTGGATCAAGAAGCAGATGTCTGTGCCTGAGATGGACGTAATCATGCACAACGCTACCTACGATGCGGGTTGGCTCAGGGCTGAAGGCGTAGAGGTCAAGGGCCGGATTATCGATACGATGATTACGGGTGCGTTGGTTGACGAGAACCGTTGGTCCTTTGGCCTTGACGCCATGGCTCGAGACTATGCTGGGATCCGCAAGGATGAGAAGATGTTGAAGGCTGCGGCTGCGGCGTGGGGCATCGATCCAAAGGCTGAGATGTGGCAGTTGCCCCCTATGTATGTGGGTGCGTATGCCGAGCGTGACGCTGTGGCTACACTCAAACTGTGGCAGTCCTTGAAGATTGAGTTGGAAGCGCAAAAGCTGTGGGACATCTGGCACACCGAAACCAAGTTGATACCTTGCCTGTTGGACATGCGCAGCAATGGTGTGCGCGTTGATCTGGGCAAAGCCGAGCGGAACAAGAAGTTGATTCGCAGCAAAGCAAACGAAATGCGGCGTCTAGTTGAGAAAGAAGCGGGGATGGAGGTAGACATTTGGGCCTCTGCTTCTATCGCCAAGGTGTTTGAAAAGCTAGGGATGGAATATCCAAGGACCGAGATCAAAGAAAACGAGGAGACTGGAAAGATCACCGGAGGAGCACCGTCGTTTACCAAGGCGTGGTTGAGCAACCATCCAGCCGAAATATGCCAACAGTTGGTTAAACTAAGGGAGTTTGACAAGGCCGACGCCACCTTTATCGACAGCATCCTGCGGCACGAAACCAACGGGCGCATTCACACTGAACTGCACTCCACCCGTAGGGACGAGGGCGGCACGGTGACGGGGCGTTTTTCTTCATCGAACCCCAACCTCCAGCAGATTCCTGCTCGGGACAAGGACATCAAGAAGTTGATCCGGGGTCTATTCATTCCAGAAGAGGGGATGAAGTGGGGGTCGTTCGATTACTCAAGCCAAGAGCCGAGGTTGCTGGTTCACTTTGCAGCCAGCGTTGGAGAGATCCAGGGCAAAGATATTCTCGAGGACATTGTCCACCAGTACAACACAGCGGACGTAGACCTGCATCAGATCGTAGCTGACTTAGCAGGGATCAAACGTAAGGAAGCGAAGGCCGTGAACCTCGGGATCATGTACGGGATGGGCGTAGCCAAGCTGGCGGACCAACTCGCCATTGATCCGGACGAAGCCAAGGCTCTACTACAGAAGCACCGTGGTATGGTGCCGTTTGTTAAGGCACTAGCTGAGATGGCTTCTAAGAGGGCTGGGAAGCTCGGACAGATTCGGACGGTGTCTGGTCGTCTATGCCGCTTCAACCTCTGGGAGCCCACGACGTTTGGCGCAGGGAAGCCTCTGCCACATGACGAGGCCTTGAAGGAATACGCTGGGGTCAACGGCATGGGTATACGCCGCGCCTTCACATACAAAGCACTGAACCGTTTGATCCAAGGATCAGCGGCAGACCAAACTAAAAAGGCTATGCTTGATTGCTACAGCGAGGGACTTACCCCTATGCTGACAGTACATGACGAGCTATGCTTTAACATAGATAGCCCAGAGCAGGCGGCAAAGATAAAGGAGATTATGGAAACGGGAATCAAGCTCAAGGTTCCATCGAAAATTGATGTAGATATCCAAGATGATTGGGGAGAAATAGAATGATTGATCCGAAACTTAAAACTCTGGGCTTTAAACAAATGCACAAGATCCAGATCCACGCGATGCATGAGATGGTTTCTACGGCTCTAAGCCTTGCCGCCATGACTGAGGAGGACGAGATCCTTGAAGAGGTCGAGGCTCAATGCGACGAGTTCGTCCGTTTGTTCGGCGGCGTAGGCGTGTCAGTAAAAATTGAAACTCACTGACCTGATTGCTGGCGGCGCAGTATCTCTTCGTTAGCAGACTGCGCTGCTGGATCACCACCTAGAATTGACGGGGCCAGGGTCCGGGCACGATCAATAAGGTTCCCTCCTAAGTTCGCGACAGACTCCGTTGCGCTGCTAACCGCGGACGCAGCTGTGTCAAGTATAGATGGCGCAGGTTCTGTGGGCTCTATTACTACAGGAGGCTGCGCGGAAATAGAGCCCTGTGTCTCCCAAGGCGCTTTTTCTACCACAACAGCGGAAGGTTCCCCAATGATTGGGGTGTTTAACAAACTAAACCGAATGGTGTTAATGTCAGTAAGAGGAAGTCGTTGAAGAATTCTATTCTCTTTCTTCACGTTTACTTCGTTGTTGACTTCTCGAATCAAGTTGCGACTTACTTTTATTGGGACGTAACGATTAGCTAAAATAGCGTTAAGTTCTTTTTTAGAAACACCACTGTTTTTAAATGCTTGAGCCACCTGTGCCCTGCTCATGCCAGAGTCAAGTGCTGCATCAATAGTAGATTTAAGCTGTGCTTGGTGTCTACGGCGAGCCTCGTTCGCCTGAACATAGGCGTTCACAACATCTTCGGCAGTAGCATCGTTGTCATCGGCTACTTTCGTGAAAATCTGCACGGCACTTGATCGAAGGGAGGAGTATTCCCCGCCAGCATAACCAAGGCTACGCCCTATATTTAGTTTCATGGGCCGCAGACCTGTGAGCATAGTTCCTGCTTCTTCAGCTATTGTGTACGGGTCTCCTTGTTTTGAAGGATCCCCCGTAATAGCGCGGGTCGCTCGCCCAGGAACAAACTCTCCGCCCTTGATGGTCATGGCTTGGTCCACAATGCCTGGGATAAATGCGCCTACGACGTGAGTCAAACTCTTCCCGAGTTTATCTCCCCACATCTCGCCCTCTTCATATATCTCGGCCCCTGTTGCAGTTTTACCTTGACGCAAAGTTACATCATATACTCTTTCCGCAGCGAGAGCTTCTGAAGCAAACGGTTCCGCAAACTTTTTAAACGCTTCCCAAGACGCAGCGAGAAGCTGCTCTGACTCATTAGCTCCGATCTCACCCTTTTCGGCGTATGTTTGCAGTGCCGCACGAGCAGGGGTGAGCATGAATTCATAGGGCAGCATGTATGACAGATCGACGTACTCAGCTTCACCGTTCTTATCAGGCTTAGTTAAGAACATTAACTTGTTACCGAGTGTCCAGAACGGCGCGTTCTTCTCAAGAACTTTTTCTTCTTGCTCTGTAATTCCTAAGATGTCGTGAGATGCCTCACGCATTGCAATCGGTGCGACTGTCGCCATGGATACATAACCAGACAAACGCTCGGCTCCAATGCCTCGGATTTGCCGAGCAAACGCTCGAGCTTGCTGCTCACCCATCGTGTCAATCATTGCTTGAGTAGGCTTAAAGCCCATCTCTTTGACCGCTCGGTTTACAATGTTGCCAGAGGTACGAATGATTTCCGCAGGGAACGCCATGAAGTTACCAACCACAGGAATGCGGCGCAGTTGTTTAATAGCTTCAGGGACCATGGAGTAAGTAGGCATGGTGGATTTGACTAGATCAACAGCCAACATGTCTCCAAAATCGGTGTTCGCAATGGAGCTTGTTCTTTGAGCAAGACCCGCGCCCAACAATGCGTCTTGTACAGCAGGATCAACATTCTCTATGTCTAGGCCCGCCTTGCGAAGAGCCGCTCCGTACCGAGCTTTTTCCCCAAGGGCACCGACAACTTTCCAGTAGTCGTCACCAAGCTGGTATGTTTTTTCCATAAACTTGACCGTAGGTCCAACGACAGGAATCTTTTCCCGCACCACTCTACCTGCTTTGCCAAGCATTGAGGACACGCCCTGTTCGGTCTGCTCTTCCATCAAACGACGTAGCTCGTTGATCTGAATGTTTTGACCAATAGCGCCCTCGTCCTGCATAGCTTTCAACAACTTAAACTGTTCAGGGCTGTCGATTGCATTTGCCACAAGGACTTGACCACTCTCAAAGATGCCCATGTTCCGACCAAGAAGACCGTTTGCTCCAACCACAAACGTGTTGGACAAGAAGTTACGGACTTGAGACAGCGGGTTGAGAACTGTCTTGGTCATCTGGGACAGACCTTTAAGTTGCAGTGCAACGGCCAGTGCGTCTTGCACTCCGGACTGAGCCCGGCCAGGGGTAGTCAAGCTGTTGTATATTTCCGTAGGAACATAGTTCCCAGACAGAGAACCATACTTGCCGCCAAAAGGATTGTCTGGATTAAACTCGCCCATCTTAACGTAGTTCAGCCCTTCAAGAGTTTTGATTTGAGAATCGGTGAGGGTATCCCCCGCAACAACAAAAGGTCTGCCGCCCGCGTTCATGTTCTGAACAGCCTCATCAAAAGAACGAACACCCGTGTTAGAAATTGAATCGAACAGACGCTGGGAGGCTTTTGTTGTAGACATATTGTCTATGGTGCGAAGGAACGCCTCTCGAGGGTTGCGGATCTCGCCCATCATTTCTCGAAGTACAGGAGCTTGATCTAAAAATTCCGAACGACTTTTCAACATGCCTTCAGCTAAACCAAACAAGGACTTACGTCCCACTGTTTCTTTTGCACCTTGAGCAATACCCGCAGCCACCTGACGGGCTCGAGCTTCCGCAGTCAAACCAGAATTTAACGTGGTGTCGTTGAAAATCTTCGAAATGAATTGCTCGGCTTGTTGGTCCGCCATCTCGGTTGTAAGTTCCGAGTTCCGAGATTGGATGACACTTCGGATTTGATCCTTGGCCTGCTGATACTGAGGCAAGGAGGCAGGATCTACGTTACGAAACTTCTCGGGCTGCAGGTGAAGCTCATAGAGCCGACGTATATATGTGCCTTGGTTGCTCTGGAACTGCTGAAGAAGTTCGTCTTGTTGTGAGGCATTTAGATTTGGGGCCGCGCGAACCGACTGTTCGAACTCCGTGCTAAGGGTGTCGATTTGATTGCGCATGGCATCTACCGACTCACGAGCTTTTGCACCGTATGATCTACCAAAAGCATCGGCTCCGATTTCCCCAGTCATGTAGTCCATGGTGTCGTTGTATGCGCGTTGCAAAGCAGTGCGGCCCCTTCCCGTAAGCCGTTGCGCTCTAATAGCTTTTTTGATCGCCGTGTCATAGTTAGAGAGTAACTTGGCAGCGGCAGCTTCTTCTGCTTCTGTCATACCTTCGGCAGTTCTAACAGCCGTAGCAATCTCCGGAGGGGTAAAGCCATTTGGAGTCAAAAGTTTTTTTACAATAGGGACAGAACCGATTTTACTGCCCAAGAAATCTAGTCCTGTAGAAATTCCTCGTGCCAACAAAGGCACCCCAGGTATTTGAGCCGCGGTTCTAACAGTCCCTCCGACCACAGGTAGAATCACCTCTCCCGCAGCATTGAACATTGCGCCTTCAAGTCCGAGCTTGAATTTGTTTCTAAGACGAACCGCGGCCAACGCTTTCCCAGTCAAGCCCTCTTCGTCTTCTGTGCGAAGGTTCTCGGGCATAGCGTCCCAGCTATCAGCCAGAGATGTGTTCGTGCTAGGGGCCACGAAGAAATCAGCTACACCTGTGCCTGCTGTGGTTAGAGCCGCGCGCCCTGTTCGAGTTTTGGTTGCAGCTTTACCCACGCCTGTTCGGCCAAACGTCTCCGCGGATTTACCAAACCAAGTCTTTGCTGCCGGAAGCAGGGTCCCTGCCCGAGCCGCGTCTGCAGCCTTCTTAGCTTTAGAAACCCAGTTAAATACTCCGATACCTGGAGCACCGTAATTTACAATTGTCTCAACGACTTTCCCTGCGGTTCGTTCAGGGGTGAGACCCAAAGACTTCTTGGTGTCTTCAAAGAAATTAGTGATGCCCTGCTGATCAACGTCTACATCGGCGGCAGCAAGACCAGCTGCGCCTAACTCGGTGATGCCTTGAGCAATATCTACGACACCCGCCCCTGCACCACGAGCGATAGAACCGATGACGGTCTGTTCGGTTTCGGAATCCGTCTCCCAAGGAGCTTGGCTTATAGCAGCGGGCTCCGTCTTAGTTTCCCAAGGAGCTTGGCTTATGACAACGGGCTCTTTCCCCATGAAACCCTACTCCTCAATTTTTTCAAAGTTGTTCTTATCTTTTACGTCTCCGCCAAGAAATTTGTACGTTCCATCTGGGAATTTGTATGAGTTGCCTTTGATGTACTCAATGTTACTTTTGGGGGTACTCGACGCTGCACTCGATGGCGCAGTGCCTTCGTAGTATGGAGCTAAAGCAGATGCCGCCGCATTAAGAGCCTCTTCCATTGTAGAATACATACCGTTGTCTAGACCTTTTTGCGCTAGAACTCGGACTGCATCAACATAAGGCTCTTGAGCTCCAGTTCCTCCAGACGCGCGGATGCTTGCCAAAATAGTGTCTCGTCCAAATTTCTCTGTCGCTCTTTGATCCGCAAGAACTTCTCCGAACGCAGTAAGGGTCATCTTATCCCCTCGAGCTTTCTTCGCCGCCTTACCCTGTTGGATTTGAGCCGTGCTTGCAAGCAGACCATCAGCAATGTTTTTCAGTGCGTCAGGACTTTCGCCCGCCGCAACTGCAAAACCCATCATTGCCATGTTCATCCAGAACTCATTCTTCTCATCTTCTGGGGTGTCGCCCATTAGATCACTCAGAACTTTGCGCATTGCAACGGTACGTTCTTTAATGTCCATACCCGTAGTATCAACGCCCGCTCGGTCTAAAATTGCGGTGGCGGCTGCTTCGTTTGAATTGCCTGGGTTTTCTATAACTGTCTCTTCGAGTTCTGCTGCTGAACCTGAAGGGATTATTTTCTTTGGATCAAGGGCTGGAGGAGCAACGGCTGAATCAGCGTCCTCCTCTGAAGCCGCGGAGCTAGTATCAACGCTTGGGTCAACCGTAACCTCTGGAGCCGCGGGACTAGTATCAACGCCTGGGTCAACCGTAACCTCTGGAGCCGTTAAACTTGTTGGAGGTTCTTGACTTACCGCGGCGTCGCCCGCCCCAGCTTCTGCAGCGCGGACCTCTTCCAACAAATCTATTGTTGGGGCCTCTGGGACTACAACTGCGTCCGCCTGATCCAAAAAGCTAATAGCAGTTTCTGGATTAACAATCCCGAGCTTGGACCCAATGTTACCCGCTAGGTCTAACACGCCTCGTTCAAATCTTGACTGCAAGGTAGGGTAGCTTAAATTGCTTAACAAAAGATTTGAGTCATATCTTTCTTCTAGAACTAACTTACGGTTTTCCAGAACTTTCCTTTCATTATCTGACGTGTCAGGGTCAGCCAAACGGTCAATAACGGTTTTATATTCAGCCTCTAAGTTTTTAAGATACTCTGGGTTCTCTTCTGGAACACGACTAAGATCCTCTACGGCATTAAAAATGTCACCTGCAGTCAACTCAGAAATTTGTCCTTTTTCATCGCGAACTACATAAACGCCGTTGTTGCTGCCCAAAATCTCTAGATTTAAATCGTCTGCTACAGAGTTAACGTCTGCTGTACGATTGGCAGTTTTATCGTTGTCCGAGTCCACACCCAAAAAGCCAGCTAAATCGCCCTCTGCAGCCGCTGCGTTTCTTGCCGCGTCCTCTGAACGAATCTCTTTAAACCGATCTACAATAGGATCAAACACACCGAACGATGCAATGCCTTGCGCCCGAGGTCTTCCAGACGTAGCGGATGGGGCGTCACTCTGTGGGATAGGCATCGCCATCGCTGCGTCTTCTTGAGCAATACGCTGACGTAAGTCCTCTGCAGTGGATATCGCTGAC